CCGCAGTTGTACTCAGCATTGGCGCATCTGCCTTGAGCAATTCACTACCTGAGTAGGAATAACCCATAGCGTTGCCAGCACCGTAGTAGTAGCGTTCCATGTCGTGAATGTTCCTGATATAATCTCTTGCCATTTTTCATCTCTCCTTTATTTTTCTTTATTCTCCCCTCATGGTTCTTGAAGCAAGGGCGTGAACTTCGTCCCAACCCATGTTTGCCAAGTCCTGTGTGGAAGGAATCTCGATGTTTGAACCGGCAGACTTCTGTATTGCTACTCCGCTTGCGCCGATGTTGTCTATTCGCTCGTTAAGAGTTTCAAGAGTTTTCATAATTTGTCCAAGTGGCTCTCGTGCATCGAAAGCCGCTTTTTCTTGCTGTGCCTTTGCGATTTCAACTTCATGGTTGAATCTGTTTGCAAAGTGTCCCTCAAGGTCATTGCGGAAGTGTTGCTCTTGTGCTGCTGCCTTGTAGACTTCGTATGCAGCCTCAATGTCAGCGTCAGAAACATTTCCGTGGTTTAGGTAACCCTTAGATAACTTAGCAGGGCCAAGCGCACCGGATGGTGTCTTACCGCCACTTGAAGTGATTGCGTTGATTGCACCGGTTGAAGGTGAACCACCTTCTTGTCCACGGCCACGGACTTGACCACCGAAGTAATCAGCACCGTCTACTGCGTCAGGGTTGTCAAAGCCACCAAGTTGTGCCTTCTCCAAGTTGTCAAAGTGTGTTCTTGCTGCATCTGTATCAATACCAGCAGACTTCAGTGTTCCTTCCATCCAACTTAGGTATTCAGAAGTAATTACATCGCTATATTCACTTTTTTCCATTTCTTTCATATCATCACCCTCATCATCTTTCTTTTCTTCTTTAGGCTTATCATCTTTGGACTCGGCCTCATCCTTCTTCTTCTCCATAAATGGAGGAAGGTCGCCCTTTTCCAAATCGTCAAGCCTCTTTTCAAGCCTTTCCATAATGCTACTCATATCTGCGTCAGTCATTGTTTTATCCTCCTTCAAAATCCTAAATTGTGCTTCAGGGTTAATTCCCTTTTCACAAATAGTAATCTCATGCAACTCCATCTTTGAAATCTCTTGATAGTCGCCCTTTTCAAAATCAGACCTTCGCACTCTCTTGAATGCTTGGCCCCCAATTGAAAATCCACGAAGGTTACCCTTGCGGATTTCTGCGGCTACTTCACGAGCCTTCTCGATGTCATTACGGAGTTTAACTACAACAAACATTCCTGTGTCGTCTACTTCGGACTTCCACATTCTGCCGTTGTTATCTACATAGGAGTCAATTACTTCTCCTACTTGTATATTGGAATGTGCTAATTGCACATTGCGGAATCTGTCGCTCTTCATAAAGTTACCAAAAGCATCATTCAAAGCACCTTGAGTAATCAGGTCACCTTGCTTGTCTACTAATTCCACAGAAGCATATCCAGCAACTACCAAATCGGAACCACTCTTGAGAAGAGCAATACCTTCAGTGGGTCGCTGAATCGCCAACATTGCCACAAGAAGTGCTTGTAATGGTATTTATACCTAACTTTGAGTTTGGGACACTATTGGCTGGTCATTGTCATAGTCTATAGAAAGATTTTCTCCTTCATCCGTACTGACTTGAATGTGATTCAGTCGCTCTTTTTCAGGCACTTTCTTTTCACCATTATTTTTCTTTTCACCATCGAAATCAGGTAGGGTAGATTCATTTCTTAGTTGGGTGGGGCCACGAGGTGATTCTTGGGGTGTGCCGACATCAATTCCAAGTCCTTTTGGCCCTGTCCAAGTCATTTTTTCTTTAGCAATCGCATCCAAAGCACGAACTATTAATTCCAAAGCCTTCTTCTTATCTTCGGGTTTGATAATTAAATCTTCATCGTCAGCATCTATGATACCGACACTTTGCTCTTCTACTTTCTCATCGGTTGGTTTCTTTGGCATTTCTAATTTATCTTCCTTTCTTAAATTACCTGTAATCATCAAAGGTGCTACAGGCGACCAAAACGGTAGCAAACTTTCTGCCAATACCACAGGATAATCTGTTTTCTTTAGCGAACCGATAGCACTTGTAGGTGAATGAATGTACCATGCGTCATTTAATTGCTCATAAGAATAATTTACCACATCAATATCCTTTATGATAATTTGAATGTGGTTATCATCAACTTCAATATCGTGAGGAATAAGAATTGGTGCAAACGATTTAGTGAGCAAATCGAGAGATTCTACACTTGCAGCCCCTTCTCCTTCACCCTCACTTTCTATTTCTTTGAATTGTACATTGTAAATTGCTCGCTCTTTTCTATTCTTTTTAGTAACACCTGTAATAGATGCTCTAACTATGTCACCAATCTTGAATACTTTTTGTTGATTGTGTGCAGTACCTACATCCATGTAGTAATCACCATCATGCTCAATCGCTCTATTACCCAAATCTTCACCTTGATTGATAGGGCCAGCACCAAGTTGGTAGGTATATGGCCCCTTACCCCTTCTATCAAGAATAATGAAATTGTAATCTCTACTACTACGATATAATACCCACTTAGGATGTCGCCTCTCACCTTTCATGTAAGTAGACTTATTATCTCTAAGTAGTATGTTGTCATGCTCTTCTTTCAGATTATTTACTGAATCTTCAAGCCCTTCATCGTCTGTCATTCTTGTATCGTGAGGGCCGGGTACAATGACATTTTCATGGCTTTCAAATTGAGAGCGTAATATTTTCAGCCTTTCATACAATTGCATGTCAGATATATTGTTATCATCATAGTTCAATATGTCAATGATGTTCAAATCCTCTTCACCAAGAATACCATCTATGGTGAAATTATTATCGTTAATCTTACCCAACGCTTCTTTTGTAGCCTTACGAAGCCCCTTCTTTTTACCACTTTCATTGTATGCAGTAACTTCGTCACCGTTCTTCACAATGATAACTCTTTGACCATCATACCATTTACTTACAACCCAAGAGCCGCTAAATCCTTTCAAGTGTTCAAGGTCTTTCATGTCGAATATACGGTGCATCGGTCTTACTGCTGGTGACCAAGCGGCCTCATCACTCTTAGTAAGTAGTATATCAGGGTCAAGTAGCGAAGTAATAATTTCAGTCATTTCACTCATAGCGAGACGAGTAGGCACATCACTTGGAGTTTCAAATGTATCATAATTCATACTTAGGAATGGAGGTTGTGTGTATTGCGGAGGTGGTGCTTTACTCCAAGTTTCCTCCCAATTTCCTTTTCCATGTGCTACATCAATTAACTCTTCAGGTACGCCATAGAATAAACCCGGGCCGGGATTAGTACCAGCCACGATATTACCTTGTGAGTCAAAGTCACAACCAACATTGGGATTACATTCATGTCCTCCATGCCAAGCACCACTGTCAAAAGTGTCCATAATAGAGAAGTTGTTTGGACTTGGTGTGCCTACTGCACCCATTCTCAAACCTGCTGACTCAACTAATTCATTAGGTGGGCTGAAAAGCCCAAACTCATCTTCTTCGGCAGTTGGATTATAATGTACAATAGTATCAAGATAGTTTCTTGTTTGCCTTGAAACTTTATCTTTACCTTTTCTTTGTAAACCTTGCATATTGTGTACATCACCTGTGAGCATCCCAATACCTGCGGCTTGCATACTAAAATCGAATTGTTGAGGATTTAACATTCCCATCATTCTGCGTGGTACAGCGTGTGCAAAGTGTCCTTTCCAATCACTTTCTTTGAATGCTGTTTGAGAATCCATCAATGCTGTATGATAATCTGAATTGTGAAGTTTATGATAGAATAACTCTTCGTCAGATACTTCACCTTCATCTTTATTTGCTAACTCTTCATTATGGTGTAAATCTTCTATATTCACACCACGAATATCTTTTATGTTACCATGAGTGATTATGTCTTTTATTGTCGCTACAGCCAAAGGGGTATTCAAATCACTACTTTTTTGTCGTAAATTAGCAATCATTTGTTTAGCCATAGGTGACCTTTCATTAATGTTTAGAGCATCAAATATTTCTTTGTCACTCATGTTAGGGTCTATCATTGTACCATGAGTTTTCAAGTGTTTAGCCATATCTAAATGGAACTTGTCTTGTTTTGGATTTGCTTTTAGTTCCTTAGATATACCGTAACCCAAAGCCTGTAGGCCGTGTACATCATGTGGTACAGTCATAATGTATCTTTGAGCATCACGGAATGCTCTCATAGTGTTGTCAATATATTGTTGGGGATTAGAAGTATCAAACGCATCAGGTCTTGCTTCTATCATGGCTGGAATGATTTTATCTCTTGCTACTTCGGCCACTAAGTTTCTATGCGACTTGGCTAAATCGTGAAGAGTATTTGCTTCTATTGTCCAAAAATTATTTCCTTTTGAACCCAATACCTTTTGCATACCTTTTCTCTGCAATTCGGCTAACTCTCTTTCAGTTTCACTTATTCTAATTGCAATAGCCTCTTTTTCTTCGGGGTCTGTTAAACCTGTAAACTCTTGAGATAAATTATCTAAATAATTAGTTAGTTCAGTTTCTTTTTCAAACGAAGGTAACATACCACCTAATCTAATCATTCGATTAATAGCATCGTGTACACCGGCTTTGACTGTAGTTTTGGATTTTTGATTTCTTCTTTTTTGCTCATTTTCTTTATTTAAGTTAAAGATAATATCATCAAATGTGTTACCTAAATCATTAAAATTGATTTCAGAATGCTGTGAATCAAATATTGCTGATTTTAATTCATGGTGGTCATCACCTTCTAAATAATCTAAAATCTGTTTTGGATTAGTGGTGTTTAGAATCTTAGCAACGGTATTAACAATCCTAACGGGCATAAAGTGCTTAGGGTTATCAATAAACATATTTTTCATATTATCGTAATTTGGTTGAGTTATATTCCCCCATCCCATAAGTTCAGCGAATTGGTCAGCATCTTCATCTCCAAGCCCGCTATCACCTCTCATGTAATCCTTGAACTTTACAATTGATTTTTTTGCAGGGTTATTTGGATGATTCAATCTCCCTGTGAGTTTGTTTAACCAAAAAGCATGTCTTGCGTTTTTATGGATATGGTTATCAGATGGATTAGCACCAAAAGCATTCTGTGGTTTTAGAGAAACATTAGGAATATTAGTAATAACATCAGTATTAGGCTCAAGATGGCTTCCATATTTTTCTCTGTCCTTTTTATTTGTAAATCTCATTACATATTCATACTGTGGAGAGAGTGAAGATTTGTGTTCAGTAAAATTATTTTTATCAGTCAAAGGTTCTTTCAAAAGACCACTATTATGTTTGTAAGGCACACTTACATTCATTGGTGAAAGCAAGTTTTGTACACTTAATGTGTCGGGTGGATAAACATATTTTTTCGTAGTTTCATCATAAACACCGTGTAACCGTTGTTTTTCAGGCATGAAATGGTATGCCAAAGAAGTATTATTTGGATTAGCATGAATATATTCTGTGCCTGTATCTTGAATGTCAAACAAATCAGACATGCCATCTTCATCTGCGGCTGCTGCATGAATCATTTCAATATAGGTAGCAAGGGTCATGTTACCGCCT